ACCTCCGTCATTGTAACTTCCTTTTTTATTTAATCTTTCCCATAATGAAGGCCATTTTAAACCGATTGGTTTATCATCCAAAAATGATTTATCTTTTCTAGAACATTTACCATCAGGATTAGTACCCCACACCATGTAAATAGCTCCTTCAATTTCTTTAGCCGCGTACTTAGCATAACCATTAATCCATTCTTGTTTAGATTTAGCGTTAGGCATAGAAAAACTTGTTCCCCATACCTTTCTCATATAACCATCAATATCTGAGTTTTCTATTTCTTTTCGTTTAGCAATTACTTCATCTGGTGTTAATTTCCCTCCACCTTCTAAAAATTCCCACCCATACGATTCCCAAGCATTTCTTAATTCAGGTGAATTGTAAGGACCTGTTTGTGAAACTTTATATTTTTTTGCAATGTTACCTAAATATTTGTCATTACTATAATTCTTATAAAACCATTTTCTAAACGCATCTCCATCGACTTGATTTTTAGGATATTTGAAAAAAGCGTCATTACATGAATATGTTCGTGACGGTTGAGCTCTTCCGTTGTTGTAATAATAAAGTCCATTAATTTTATATGCGGTAGAGCCATCTTTTAAAGTATCCTTTGTAGCACCATAGTGTTTGGGAACACACGCATATTTGGTTTTCCAATTTGCATCTGACTGTTCATTTATAATTTGAACATTTTCATTTAAAGTTCTTAATGAGTCATATTTCATCATCAACAACACTCTTTCTAATAATTCTTGTTTACTATCCATATTTACCAAATTTGATTTGCCGAACCACGTTTAACACCTGAATCCCATTTCTCACCCTTCTTACCTAACATGTTTGCAGGTCCTCTGACTGTTACATACAATTCACTCCAATTTGACCCTCTTTTATTTGTATTAGTAGTTCCCCCTCCACCACCAGCGGCTGCGTCTTGTTCACCTAACTCATCTTTACTACCTTTTTTTCTGTTATTGGTAGTCAATTCTTTAAGCAATGAAATTATGTAATCAACGTCTTGTGTCATTATTACATAAATATAACACAACCAATAAAAAAAATGTAGTTATTAGAATAAAAACGAAGGTGGAATTTTCTTTGGATTTAATTTGTAGAATTCTTCCATAAAATCCTTTAACTCAGTTGTATCCACTTCATATTCTTTTTCATCTGACGCTTCTTCATCAATAATTAATTCGTCAGTATCTTCTTCATATATAATTGGGAAATCACTTGATTCATAGTCATAGTTTTCCAAAATGAAAAAACCAGACTTTTCAACAAAGTCCAGTTCAAATTCATGTTCTCTTATCTCGTCTTCACCATCTTCTTTTAATCTGAAACTAACTTGTATAATTTCAGATTTTGGATTATAATAGTAATCAACAATTTCTTTGATTTTCATTTCCTTAAATGATTTTCTTGAACCACTTAAGTGATTCATTGATTTGTTCTTGTACTAAATAAGCCTTTGATTTTACTTTAATACCTTCTTCAATTTCTTCCATAGAATATGATTTAGTTGCACACTGTTTACATTGTTCACCCTCTTTTATTCCACCACCACACTGCTCACACATTTCACCTTCTTTCATGGATGAACATTGTTCACACATATCACCTTCATATAATCCAGTACATTGTTCACAAACTTTTTTAAGTTTTTGATTAATGTTCGTGTTTCTATATTCAGTAACATCACCTTTATTATTAACGGTAATTCCTTTTTCATCTAACGCCAAATTTTCAACATTAAGGATTTGTTCTTTTGGTGTGTTAAATCCACGAGTAACATATCCATCATATTGACTTCTGTGTTTATCTTGTATTGATTCTTTTTCTTCTTTAGTAATATTCAAAAAAAATGCGTTTCTCATATATAATTGTTTTCTAGATAAATATATGGTTGATTGAATAATATTAATTTATTATATTTTATACATGGAAAAACCTTATCAACTATTACAACCAGTTTTTAAAGACCATCGTGGGTCTTTTACACCAATTAAACTTTCTGACAAGTGGGTTCAATCAAACATTAGCATAAACGACGATATATTCGTATTTCGTGGATTACATTATCAAAATGAACCAATGGCTCAATCCAAATTAGTTTCCGTTATTCAAGGAAAAGTAATTGATTTTATTATCAACTTAGATAAAGACAGCGAAGACTTCGGTAAGTTAGAAACATTCATTTTAACATCAGGTGAATCGGTATATGTTCCAAAAGGATACGCTCACGGATTTTTAACACTTCAAAGTGGAACAATCGTTAACTATTTGGTTGACAATGAATACTCAAAAGAACATGAAGGATGTATTCAATGGGATACCGTAGAAGAAGTGAAAGATATTATCACAAAATACATGAGAGGATTTAACTTTAAAGTTAAGATTAGTGATAAAGACACCGAAGGAATCACACTGAAAGAATACAAAAACAAATGACAAAAGAAGAAGTAGAAGAATTAGCTGAAGGAGCAATTCTATTAGACGGATTTGATGATTGTATTACAGGAGTTGTTGAAGAGTTTGGTAATGGTATAAGAATACTTTATTCACGTGATAAAATACTTGAGTCATTACAAAAAGATATGTCTTATGAAGATGCTTTAGAATATTATTACTACAACATTGTTGGTGGACACTTCGGTGATAGAAATCCTTTGTTTTTACTTTAAAAGTAATTTGAGTAAAATGAAATAATTTTTGGAGAGTATCTTCTTAAATAAGCATTGATTCTTTCTACGGTTACTTCTTTATTTTCGTCTTCAATTATACTGATTACTCCGTTTACCATTTCACCTTGAGCCTTATTAGCCATATCTAGTAATTCATCAAATGCTTCATTAGTATCATTATACTTGTGTTCGTGAGCTAATCTTTCTTTACCCATATAAAGATATGGTGATGCCGCAAGCATATTAACAACACTAGACTCTCTTAATTTATTTAGATATTTTTTCAAATATAACATGTTGAAATGTTTTACTAACATCGCATGTAGTGTTAAATCAGTTGATTTATTTTCCTGAATATTTTTTTTTCTTTTTCTTTCTCTCATTTCATCAAACTCAGATTCATACATCCATTTATCTTCATCCAATAAATAAAGACTTGACCCATTGTCCCATTTAACAACATACTGAACAAATCCAGGTCCTTTTTGAATTCCTTTAACAGTTCCTCTATCACCAAAAGATAATTGAGGTTCACCTAATAGTTCAATGACAACAATTCTATCATCAGGTTTAAGTTCAGGATTTAATTTCTTACTCATATATTTATAAATATAATGAAATATATAATTAAAGAATCTCAAAAGCAAATTATCCTTGAAGCAATAAATGATAGGATTAAAGAAGTTCAAGAAGATGGTGTTGAACTAACTAAAAAGATTGTTGAAGACACTAAATCACATGCTTCAATAAACTTAAAGATGATGCTTACATGGGGTGCGGCAATTGGAGGGTTTATGGGTCCAATTATGCAATGGTTAAATGGACAAGTACCAGAGTTAACAGAAAAAGATTCATCATTGATTGCTGCCGGTATTGCGTCAGTAATATTTTTCCAAGAAAGAAGTTTTACCAAATCAATTATTAAAAAGATTAAAGAAGACGGACTTGAAGAACCATTTAAATTGGGAGCAATTAAAGCTAATCAACTTAAAACTGTTTTGGCAGGTTTTTTAAAGAGTTTGAATTTATCAGCATTCAGTGTGACAAATATGTTAAGTTATGCATTCTTGGTTCCAATTATACCAATGATATATGACGCTGTCTCTGAAGGTATATGGGATATAAAAGATACTGAAATGTTGGTTAAATCATTATCGGCATTTGGATTGATAACAATTTCAGGTAATTTCTTAAAACGACTTATGGATTTAATCGTTGATAGGATTACTAAATAAAATCAATCTTTAATTCCAAATCAGACGTTCCTCTGAATATTCTGTGGTAAGTTCCTTCAGGAATTAATAATACTTGTCCTTCAGTTAACTCTATTGGTAGTTGATTATCCATTTGAAATTTCCATCCATCACCTTGTACCACTTCAATCAATCTATCTTCTCTATCACGATGCCATTGTAGTTCACCACTATCAACATTGGATTTAAAAACTCTAATCTTTGAAGTTTCTGTTAGTTTTCTATCTTTATACGGTTTCATATTACCAAAATCCTGGATAAGTTTTACCTCCCCAGAGGTAACCAAAGCGATTGAGTCTACATGCCCAGTACCCCGCAGTTAATCTATCTTTCTTTTTAGAACACTGATGTCTTGCGGCAAATGATTTACGAGCTTTAGGATTAGATACCTTAGCGGTTAATCCACCTTTAACATCACCAAATGAAATCTTTTTAACTCTACCTGTTGATGGGTTTTTAACATAAACAACATATTTCTTTCCACCACCACTATTTCTTCTTGGTTTACCAAGTTCAACTTTCTTTCCGTTATATTCTGCTTCAGAGATAAATGTTTCTTCCATTGGAGTATCCAAGTAAATAACTCTACCACTTGATAATCTAACCTGTGTTCCAAAATCAGATTCAATAAGTTCAACATCATCTTCATTTAACTCAACCATTCCTTCGTAATACAACTCACGAGCTTCGTTAATAACATTAAAGAACTCTTCTGAACCAAATCTGAAGATATTATCATTCAATGGTACTTCATTTGTTATATGATAATTAAGGTGTTCTGAAATAAGTGGTTTTTCCACCGATTCTGTAAGAACTTTTTTGATAAGTTTTTTGATATTCATTTTTTACTTCGTAATAAGAAATACAACCCAAAGAACAATGCTGAAATACAGTAAAAAATTCCTGTGGTAATCCAATAAGAACTTGTGTAGTCTAAAATTGCTTTGAACATTATGTCGAATCCTAGTGGATTGAAAAACATTGCGAGCATAAGGCAATAGGTGGCAACATTTTCCTTTAGAATTCGTTTCATTTTCGTCATTATCCATTAATGTGGGTTTAAAGTTTATGAACAAAGTTCACTTTATTTATAAATATATTTGTGTGGAGGAATATTTTGTATATATTTGTATTAATAATTAAATAATCAAGTCCTATGAAAAACTTATTTCTTTCTCTTGTTTTAGTAATGGTTGGTTTAGTTGCCAATTCACAAGTATTTGTTGTAAAAACTGATACTATCCAAAAATTTCAACACCCAAAAGAAGTTAATTTTATTCCATCATTGGAAAATGGTT